GTTACTGTCACCAATGAAAAAGGCGGCGGGGTTTGCCTTTAAGCCTATTTCTATGCTGATGAAGCGTAATAAGCGTAGTGAGCCGTTACCCGCTGATCAAGAACGCCACAACCGTGACGAACGCAGGTTTTGGGGGCGGTTGGTTGATGCTATAACGACCCAAACCCGTAGTCTAAGCGGCATGGGTGGGTTGGGAATGCTGCGGATGTTGCCATTCGTGATACCCGCCGTGGTTGCCGCCGTGACTGCTTATCTGGCAAAAGAAGCTGTTGATAAAGCTAATGAGTTTTTTGATGAAAAAAGGCCAGAGGAGCAGGGCGATATTAACCCTGATGGCTCAACCAACAAAGGCGTTATCGGTGCGGTTAATCGTTTTGCCAAGCGTGTGATGAATGGTGTTCGTGGTGCAGCCAATTCTGTGAATGCGTGGCTTGGTGGCGATAATGATTATTTTGATGATGGTACCGCGCCTGACTCAGTGAATCGCATTGGCTTAAAAACAGATGCTGTTAATCAGCAGGGTGGTGTGGGTGGTCAAGCGGCGGCGGGTGCTGGACAGCGCACAGGAAGGCCGCAACGTGGCTTTACACCTGATAAAGCAGCTTCGATTAAGGCCACTGCTGAACGGCTTGGTGTAAACCCAAATGATCTGGCGGCTATTATTTCGTTTGAAACGGGCGGTACTTTTGATCCGTCGATCCGAAACAAGCCCGCCAAGGGTCAGAAAGCAACATCTGCCACTGGTTTGCTGCAATTTATAGCCGGTTCAGGCGGTACACCAGGCAAATACTACGGCATGACCCGCGATCAATTCGGCGCACTGCCATTTGAGCAGCAGATGCAGTACGTTGAAAAGTATCTCAAGGATTCAGGCATTGGCGGCAATAAAACCAGTGTTGCCGATATGTATAGCGCAGTGCTTGGTACGCCAGCCAGTGGTTATAAAGAAGGTACGGATGCGTATGCCAAAAACAGCAAATTGGACGTCAACAGAAATGGGGTTATTGAAAGAGGTGAGGCGGTCAATAATCCAACATTCTTGCAACACCGAAAGATCAACTTTTTTCCAGAAAATGCACCGCAACCAGCCGCACCAACCCAGATTCCCGAAACATCAGAGGGCATTGCTAAGTTGGCTGATGGCTTACCTGCGCCTGCTGCACCCGTGCCAGTACCCGCCGATACTGCACCTGTGCCAGTACCCGCGCCTATACCTGCCAGCAACACGCAAAGTATGATCATGCCAGCGGCAAGGGTCATGTCATTGCCAATCAGTGCATCGAGTATTCGCCAAGCACCAAATTTGCCAACGATGCAACCTATGCCCAAGGTCAAGGAGCAAGTTAGTAGTCCAGCCCCGCAAGTGGTGACAATCGCACAGTCTGCCGATACTATCGCTCAAAACGTGGGTGATCGGGCAATAGCCCACGCTGTCACGGGTGGACTGGGGATGAGAAATACATGGGAAGGATGAGTTATGTGTACATGGGGTGATGGGTTGGACACCAAGCCAGTTAGATATGTTTGCTAAGGACTGGATTGTCTTGTAACCGGAACCAGCCCCAAACACCCCTGCCACACCAGCCAAACTATCCCCAGACGTACTAATCTGGGGATTTTTGCATGAGCAAGTCGCGCAAAACCAACACACTGAAATATGACCTAAAAAAGCGCGGTCGCACTGTCACCGGACAGGATCGGTCGAATGTTGATATGCAAGCGATGGTCGAACAGATCAACAGTGCAAAAACACAAGAACTGGTCAATACCGGTTCACTGATCGGTTTTTATGGTCATCAAATCCGCCAACGGTTCGGCATGTTTCCGCCTGAAACGGCAATCATCGACGGCAAAGTGGTGCGCCTAGAGCCAGCATTCAAAACCAAGTCGATTAAAGCCTATCCCGACGGCACGGTCGAACACCAACACGAATTTTTAGACAACGAATCAGGCGAGTTTGCCCGTCGCCAGTATCTCGCCAATGGCGGTGGATTCAGCACGGCTGTCACTTATAAGCCGATGGGTTCAAAGCTGGTCCCGACCCTGTTTGCGGGCTTCGATTTTGTCTGGCAGCCCAACTACGCAACCAATGTGGGTGATGGTCAGTTGTTTGATGGTCTGTATGTGCCTGAATCGCCAGATGTAGGCATTCCGCTATTCGATAGCGCAACCAATCCGCAGCAGCTCGAACCTGTGGCCGCGTTACTGGCACACACGCTAGAGCGGCAAATCTTGCAGACGTTCGACAGCATGCACGCACAGATGCAACTGACCACACATACAGAGCAGGCGTTTAGTCAGGTCGAAGTCTTGATGCTGGAAAATCAGCACTTGCGTGACCGTCAGGCGCGTCGTGCTGAGTTACAGCGGCAACGCCAAGCTGATCTATACGATGGCATGTCAGGCGAAGTCATGCCATTTGAGCAGTACATGGAGGAAGCACGGGCTTTCACGGCGGCGCAGCAGGAGCAAGAACAGCAGATTTTCGATGAGGTCAAAAAACAGAGCAAAGGTGTTGCACCTTGGGTCTTTGGCATGTTGACGGGGATCTAACACATGGCCATTCCTAAGTCATCGCGTGAATGTGTCCTCGATGCGTGGGTTAATCGGATTGCCGATTTTCGCGCATGGTGCAAGCCAGAAACACAACATGCTCACAACTGGAAAACACGCCCCTTCTCGCAAGCTGTGGGCGGTTGTCGCGCTCAGTTGGTCGATGATGCCGAGGCGATGCTGACTGAGTGGCGTATCAATGAAAATGCCGACGTTAAAGGCGGTTCGACCGCGTTTATTCCAGTGATGTTGACCGCTATTGCGTCTATCGAAGTGCCGCCTGATGTTGGTCAGATTATGGGTGTGCCTTATCTGCTTAATTCGATGATTCCCAACGATCCGTTAGAGCGTGAAGTCCAGTTGCGGACGATTCCAGCGGCATGGCGGGCTCAAATCGCGTATTTCAGTACCAATCCACACGATGCCCAGTCTATCGCCAATCAGTTTTGTGCATACATGACCGATGACGCAAAGCGGCGGTTTCAGGTGTCGTATGACTTGGGTGGTGGCTTTGTCGATCAATGGGACATCATGGTTTTGGAAAATAACCTGTTTCCAAGCGATGTCCCGAACGAATCAAAAAATATGTCAATTTTCACGGTAGACGTGACGATGATTGGCCTTGTGCCGCATGTGATTGGCCTTGGTGGTGATTGGGATAGCGTCACTGATGCTGGTTATAACCCGCTCACTGGCGAGATGGGTGGTGATAACGGTGGGCAAGACCCAAGTCTAGGCTTGTTGGTGGTGCAAGCTGATTTTGATGATGAAAATACGCGGGTAAATGCCGATCCAGACACGGGCGACGTCACCACAGAGGTGATTGCGCCATGATGACCTTCGGTAGTGTTTGCAGCGGTATCGAAGCCGCAAGCGTTGCATGGCACGGCATGGGGTGGCGGGCGGCATGGTTGGCCGAGATTGAACCGTTTCCAAGTGCGGTACTTGCCCACCATTACCCTGATGTACCAAACCTAGGCGATATGACCACGATTGCCGACAAGGTTTTGTCTGGTGACGTAGCCGCGCCGGACGTGCTGGTTGGCGGTACACCTTGCCAAGCCTTTTCTATCGCGGGATTGCGTCAATCGCTTGATGATTCCCGTGGTCAGTTGTCCCTCGAATTTGTGAGACTAGCCAATGCAATTGATTCAAAAAGATCTATTCACGGAAAACAGCCAGCAATTATCGTCTGGGAAAATGTCTGCGGCGTGCTTAGCACCAAAGACGACGCATTCGGCTGCTTTCTGGCAGGGCTTGCAGGTGAAAGCAGTGCATTGCAGCCAGCAGGGGGAAAGTGGACAAACGCTGGTTGTGTGTTTGGACCACAAAGAGCAGTCGCGTGGCGAGTCCTTGATGCCCAATATTTCGGAGTGGCCCAACGACGCCGCCGTGTGTTTGTTGTCGCAAGTGCTAGAAATGGATTCAATCCATCCGAAATACTTTTTGAGTTCGACGGCGTGCGCAGGGATATTGCGCCGAGCCGAAAAACGGGGCAAGAAACTGCCGGAAATGCTGGATGTGGCATTAAGGCGGCAGTGCCGTTCAACCGGCAACGATCAGATGAATACTCAGACCAAGACATAGCTAGTACATGCACGGCAAGGGACTACAAAGACGCGACTGATTTAGTGGTTGCTTACTCATTCGATGCACTTGCCAGCAACAGCATGAAGTCGGCCAATCCACACAGCGGTTGTCGTGAGGTCGATTTATCCAAAACGCTTGATACCAGTCATCCATGCCCTAGCAAAAATCAAGGTGGTATCGGCATTGTTCAAGCGACCTACGGCATACCCGGCAACTGGATAGGCCGTAAGCCTGAAAATGGCGGCAATGCGGTAGAGCCGATGCACGATGTTGCCCCGTGTCTTACGGGTGCTGATCGGCATGGTGTAGCGGTCTGTTTTCAGCAAAATTCACGCGATGAAGTCCGCTTGCTTGGTGGTGATGGTCAGGTAGTTGGTGCGCTGGTGGCCGATGCTGGAGCAAAGCAGCAAAACTACATTTGCGAGTCTAGCGATTGCCTGAATCCAGATCAGCCCCAGTGTTGGCGGGTCTATCATCCCGATGGCGTTGCACCAGCTTTGCAGTCAGGCGAAGGACGCGGCAATGCGGTTTATGTTCCTATGGCCGTTCGCCGCTTAATGCCAGTCGAGTGTGAGCGATTACAGGGGTTTCCAGATCACTATACGCGCATCCCGTACCGCAAAAAGACTGCCGAAGATTGCCCCGATAGCCCACGTTACAAAGCCCTTGGTAATTCTATGGCTGTGCCTTGCATGGCGTGGATTGGCAAGCGCATAGCCGATTATGTTGGGGTGCAGCCATGACGCAACCCCAGATCATCAAAATTGATTCCCGTGTCAGTGGCTACGATGGCGAGCCTGTCCGGGTGCTTGCCGTCTGTATACCCGATAGCGGCAAAGTCCTAGTTCAGAAAATCGCACCCTACCGCGAACCGATCAAGTCCAGCCCCGACACGGTGCTGGTTACAGATTCACCAAGTCACCACGCTAATTGGCAACTGGCCTTCTATGAGCAACAGGACATTGCAGCAGCCACACGCGCCTATTTCGAGCGTAAGCGGGGCGGTTTCGTCAAGATCGAATCGGCAGTAGCCAAGTTTGACCCTGAAAGCGTCTTAGAACTGCGCAAAATCGACAAGACCGGCGCGGTGCATGAATTTAACAGTAGTGAGTTGACCAACGGCCATATGGCGATTCTGTTGGCGATTTGGGCATGTGGTCGGGCGTCGTTCGGCAACATGCTGTCTGAGCAGATGACAGATGATGGAGATGCAAGCCTAGACGACGATGACGACGATTCAATGATGCCGTTTAGCCTGAATGGTGGCTGATCTATGGCACTTGCTGATCTAAAAACGCTGGTTGAATGGAAACAAATGTGTTTGCGGTACCGCTATGATATTACGCGGTTTGCAATCGAAGCACTGGGAATGAAACCAACTTGGCAGCAGGATTTACTATTTCGATCCATTCAAACACCAGGTAGCCGTACCAGCGTCGCGTCTGGGCATGGTACCGGCAAAACGGCCAGCTCAGGCATTGTTGCGCTGTGGCACCTGTTGTTCTTTGAAGATTCGGTGATGATGTTCACCGCGCCGCAGATCAACCAGCTACGCAAACTGGTTTGGAAAGAAATTACCCTGTCACTCACCAAACTAAAAGCAGGGCCGTTGGCTTGGCTTGCCGAGTATGTGGTGGTGTTGGCCGAGATGGTCTATATCAAAGGCCACGATAAAACATGGCATGTGTTAGCTAAGACAGCACCAAAGCACCAGCCGACCAACTTAGCGGGTCAACACGGTGACAATTACATGCTATGGGTCGATGAAGCCTGTGGTGTCGATGATGCGGTCATCGAGGTGGCGATGGGTGCGCTTACCCATGAAGATAACCGCTGCTGTATGACCAGCCAGCCAGCGCGGGCGGCGGGATTCTTTCATGACACACACCACAAACTGAGCCATCGAGCGGGCGGCGTATGGACAGCATTGACCTTCAATGGTGAGCAGTCGCCACTGGTGAGCGTTAAAGTCATCAAGGAGATGCTGCAAAAATACGGCCATCGTGACGATGCGGGCTACATGATCCGTGTACGCGGGCTGTTTCCTGACTTGTCAAATGAGTTCTTGGTCACTCGCACACAAGCTGCTGAAATGTATGTCGGCAAGTCGTTGTTTGACGGCGCACACGATGACTACGGCTATATTATTTCTGTTGACGTGGGCGGTGGTGTTGGCCGTGATGATTCAGTTATTGCCGTGGCGAAAGTGTGGGGACGAGCTCAGTGGGGCGATAATGCCCGACGGGTTGAGATTGTCGATTTACCATTGGTTAAAAACAAAGATAATCTGCATGAATTGGCGGGGATTATTAACGAGTGCATGATTCGCTATCCGAACGCCTCACTTGTACTCGATGACAACGGCGCAGGTAAGGGCTTAGGCCAGCACTTGAAGGCCAACGGGATATTTTTCAAGCCGGTCATTTGGGGTGGTGCATGCTTTAGTAATGCCAACAAGCGAGAATATGCCAACAAGCGCAGTCAGGCCAACGTCTGCCTATCACGCGCTATCGCACAAGGCCGATTCAAGATCACTACACGCAAATATATGGTCAAGGTGCAGGATCAGATTACCAAAATCGCATATTTCTTTGATGAGCACAGCCGATACAAGGTGATGAGCAAGGAGGATATGCGCAAAAAAGGGATCAAGTCCCCCGACCTTGCCGATGCCTTCGCGTTTCTATTTCTTGAGGGTGTCAACTATACCGAGGCGGGCGAACTGGTATTTACCAATGAGGAGTCGGTATCCGATGATGATGACTGGGGCGCGTTGCAGGCGGCGGCTGAAAACTTGTAGTGGAACCATTCAAAAACGGCGTTTGGCAAGTGCTCAAAATAGGCTATTCGTGGTTTTTGAGTGGTTGCTATGTCTACCGTTGCCGATAATTTACTTCAAAGTGCAGATATTGATCGTTTGTTGGGTGAGCAGTCAGCACGTCCGATAAACGCCGGAAAAGTGGTTAAACATATCTTTACAGTCAAGACTGGTTTTTTTGCTACTACCACAATTGTTACCAAGTCAAAGTTATATGCAGATGAGTCTGTTGAAGTTGTTTGGATAAAAGAGGTTCAGTCACAAGACTTGCAAGCGCGATTCGCCAAGCTGAAAGAATTTGCCGACAAGCATTCCAATACGGTGTTTTTTGTTGATGCCACTGGTTGTGGTTGTATGGCATACGAACTGATGAAGCAGGCTGGAATCAAAGACGCTCAAGAAGTCATGTTTGGTTCGACTTGTTTTAAAAAACAAAATCGCACTGAGTATTTCAATAAAAGGGCAATGTGCCATGTAAAACTTGCTCGCTCAGTTGCACGTCAAAAAATCGGGCTTTTAAAAGTAAAGCCGTCACAAAAGCAAAAGCTCAAAGATCAATTGAGCGCAATGCGGGCTGTTTTTGATGACCAATCTCGATTCAAGGTTCCAAACAATCAAGATTTAGTTTGGGTTGGCATTAAATCAATGGATTTTGTCGATGCGTTGGCGATGGCCTTTTACGATGAGGGCGCAACCTAATGCCTACCCCAATCACCTTCACGCTCACCAACGCAGGCTTAAACGCAGCCCTAGACGCCGATGCCAATGGCCTGACGCTATCGCTGACACAGATCGGCATTGGTAGCGGCAAATACGCTCCACTGGCAACCAGAACCGCACTACAGACTGAGATTGCACGCTATCCGCTATCGGGTGGTGACGTAGAGTCGAATAGCAAGACATTGCGGTTTTCAGCCATTCTTGAGTCTGTCACCACACAACAGGCGTTTGAAGTTGGCCTGTTCACGTCTACAGGCGTTTTGTTTGCGGTCGCAAGTACAACGGGTACTGATCCGCTGATTTTAGTCACTGCAAATATCGCATTTGTTGGTTCGTTTGGATTGGTGGTGTCTGAGATTCCGCCGGGTAGTGTCACGGTGGTGACTGATCCAAATGCGCCTTTGGCAGTTGTTTTGCTCAATCAGCATGTGACAAATCCCAATCCGCATAGTCAATACGTATTAGTCACCCAATTTTTGGCAGCCATACAATCCATCCAAGCGAGGTTATCTATCATGGAAATGACTTTTATCATCAATTTTATCAATCAGAGTATTGTGCCAGCATTAAATGCACAGCGATCTTATGTTGGTCAAATTGAGCATGTT